AACAGAGTTACACCAGTAAAGTTTGCAGAAATTATTTGGGCTGAAGGCTTGAAGTGGAATAACGCAAAGGTTATAGTAGAAGCAAACAATGTAGGTCAAGTTGTGCTATGGAAACTCAAGGAGTGGCGTTACCCTAAACTATGGAAAAATAAAAAAGGTAAATTCTTTTATACGAACAACCATACAAGACCTGTACTATTTGAGAATTTAAAAGACTATATAGAGGACGAACTACTATTTAGTTTAAATATAGAAGTTATCAAACAACTAGAGATGATTCAATATGACAAAGGAAAGCCTGTGCACCCACGTAACGGTCACGATGATATCGTGATAAGTCTAGCGTTAGCATACTATGTAATTAAGGATTTACCTTTTGAATACGAAACATCTATTGGTAACATGTATTTGGAAGAGTGGAAGAAAGTTAAAAAAACTAAAATGTCTAAAAGAAGTCTGCCGTGGAATGTCCGTGGCGGAGATGGTAAAGGAGGTTACAAATGAAAGAATACGACATAACATACTTGTGTGATGAACACGATGGTTTCTGGGACAGTCAACGTGCTGAATTAGAACGATACAAGAATGTATACGAATGTAGGTTTTGGGAAGATGGATCCTACGGAATGCTTTACGGTGGTAACAACAGCCAAATGTCTATCCAGACATCTGAAGGTTATGGTTATATCGAATCATTCATTGCAAGTTTATTTGCAAAAAATCCCGCCGTGGTTCTTAAGAAAGGTCTTAAGAACAAAGGTGACCAACAAAAAGCACAAGAGGTTGCTAATAATTTCTTGCTGCAATGCCGTCAAGAGATTGAGAACTCTGCTCGTCTAGCATTGATCTACCCTATGGCGTTTATGAAACTCGTTCCTCAACCTGAGGGAGACATCTATAACAGAGTTGTTCCAGTGTCTGTTGCACCGTGGGATATAATTCTTGATCGTGATGCTCCTCGTTTTGACAAACAAAGATTTATTGGACACAAGTATCAAATGCCTATCGATGAAGCAAAAAATAAATTTGGTGCAAAGAAGTTCACGGCTGAGTCCAAAGAACATTATTTTAAAGTTGGCTATGGTATTGATCCTGAGTATGGTGATGGACCAGACGCCTCTGCTCATTCTGAGTTCTCTCAATATGTTTCTATTGTTGAGATGTATGACCTTGTGAATGATGAACTTATTTTTTATTGCCCGCATATCCAAAGAGAGAATAAAGTATTACAACGAACAAAGTTTATTCCCTTCAGAGATTCTACTGGTAAGCCTGTTGTACCTATTGTTTCACTATACTTCAACAGAATTCCTAGTCAGCCCTTGTTGGGTTACTCTGCGATGAAACGTGTTTACGATCAACTCTATGAAGTTAACACTATCCGTTCATTCATGGCTAACTCTATACGTAAGGCATCCAGACAATACCTAGTCAAAGCAGGTGTACTTGATGAAGAATCTATGGCTCAACTTACATCGGGAATAGATGGTTTGTTTGTGGAGACTGAAGAAGAAGATTTAGATGGAGCAATAAGAGCCATACCACACAACCCTATGCCCACCGAACTTGCCGTATATCATAACGAAGTTAAAAAAGATTTGAATAACGGATCAATCCTTGCACCTTTCACACGTGGTGAAAGCATGGGTTCTAGAACAACAGCATCAGAAATTACTGCCTTGGCTGCCTACTCATCATCTGAATTAGGTAGACTTGCCCGTGAGCGTGATGCTATGATTGAAGAGGTTGCTCTCAAGTATCTTGCAATCACTGCTACTCTTATGGAAGGAGAAACACCTCAGGTTCTTAACATTGGTGTAGATACATTCATTGTAACAGAAGATGACCTACGTGGTGACTTCTCTGCGTTCGCAAGCGATCAAGGCTCAACGCCTTTGTCAGAGACTGTTGCTAAACGACAACTACTAGAGAACTTGCCAACACTACTTAACTTGGGTGTGCCTAGACAAATGCTTTTGAAAGAAGTTGTTCGCACACTGAATTTACCAGAGGACTTTGCAGAAGGTGCACTCAAAGCCGCAGAGGATGCCGCTAAGGCTCCTGAAGGAAGAGTGTCGCCTATTGATGCCCCACCAACATTAGGAGAGGCTATGGCCAATCCTCAGCCTTCTAACATACAGGCTTTTTTACCTAAAGATAAAATATCAGGAGAAAACTAAATGAGTAAAAACAAAGATAAAAAGATTTGGAAAACAAAAAAAGAATTTAACAAGTGGATGGACGCCTATGAGTATCAATGTATTCATGGTCCTGCTCGCTTGCACCAACTAGACGAGGCTGTAAATAAACTCGTTGAACAATGTTGCTTGACTTACGCTCAGGCATTTGATAGAGTATACACTATCGACGTACTAAAAGAATTAGGATACCTAGATAAGAACTTCAAAGCAGATGGAGAGATTATAACTATGGAGTCCGCAATAGCAGAGATAGATAACAAATATACATTGATGGTTGAAAAACCTACTGATAACATACTACTTAACACTGAAGGAGAATAAAGTTATGGCATTACGAGACAAATTTATGGAAGAAGTTCCAACAGAAGGTATGGATATGACTCCAGCACCTACCGCAGATGAAGCAGAGATGGAAGCAAAGATGAATGAAGCAGACGCTGCATTCGAAGAAACTATGGATGCTGGTAATCCATCAGGTGACTTTACTGCTGCTGGTATCAACATTCTTATTGACAAGGTGAATGATACTCTAGCATTGTTTGGCGAAACAGAAGAGATCGCCAGCGTAGAAGAAGATGGTGTATTCCCTACAGAACTAACCAAAGCAATCTCTATGATTGAACGTGCTGCTATTGACTCAGGTGTGTCTGATGACGACATGGGCTTGGGTGAATTACAAAACGATGGTGATCTAAAGATGCTTGCTGGTAAAGTTGCGGCACTCTCTAAGAACCAAAACTTAAAAACTTTTTTAAAGACTCAAGGCACAGATATGAATGCTGCTTTGATTGTTGGTATTGAAACACCAGCCGCTGGATCTATGGATCAAGCACCCCCTAGTCCTCAAGGTCCTCCAGCAATGGATGAAGAAGAGATGACTAAACTATTTAACTCAAGAATGTAATTAAAGGAGACAAACTTATGAGCGATAATATCGAAACACCCACGTCTACGGACGGGACTTCAAATTTCCAATCCTACAAAGAAGACGCAGTCGGACGTGCAATGGATACAATCATTAAAGAAAAAGGAGAACAAGCATATGACACGAACACGGAAGGTCAAAGAACACAGGCAACCACCGCTGGGACTAATAGTACTACCAGCAACGAAGGGGCTTCGTTCAGCGAGTTTGCCCAAACGGAAATCAACAACCCAAACTTCACCCAAGACCAAACCCACAAGGGATTGGACTACAACAAAATAACATCTGAACTACCAGATGATGCACAGAAATTACTTGCGAATATGCGATCAGATTACACTAGAAAGACGCAGGAACTTGCAAGAGAACGTAAGGCACTAGAGGCACAACAAGCAGCCCTTGTTAACTCAGAATTTGCCAAGAATATAAAAGAAAAAGCAGAGGCNGAAGTAGCCTTTGATCCGTTCGATGATGCTTCTGTGCAAGCAAAGATAGAACAAGAGGTGGCTAGACGCATGCAAGAAATGCTCAACCCACTACAGAAACAATACGAATTACAGCAAAACCAAATGGAACTTGATAAATTCAAGTCAGCCAATCCTGATCTTATGACTTATAAGAAGGACGTTGCCAAGTTGCTTTTGCAAAACGAAAACCTAAGTCTTCAACAAGCCTACTTTATTGTAAAGGGGCAGAAGCAGAATGAGAAATCTAGACAACTAGAGGAGGAACTATCATCATACAAGTCACAAGCGAAAGAGTACGGGCTGATGATTGGTGGAACTTCTAGACCTAGCAAGGCTCCTTCTGTGCCGCAGGCTGTTAAAGACCAAGGAGCCTACGCTGTTTATCAGTGGCTGGCTGCAAACAAATCTAAATAACCCCCCTTGTGGATAAGGTAATTTAGTCAGACCTCGTAAGAGATACCTGCTAAATAAAAACTTAATAAATTTAAGCCAATAAATTTCAAATAATATGGAGGAAAATACAATGGCTATATCAAATGATATTCTCTCGTCAACCCTTCGAATCCTTAAGGATGAGGAAGTTGACAACTTATACAAAGCCACTCCTTTGCTTGATAGCATTAGAAAGCAAGGTGGGGTAGAAACAGTAGATGGTGGATCTAAATTAGATCGTCCGATGATTTTGGCGGAACACTCTACTATAACTCAACTAAGTTCGGGTTATGAACCTATTAACCTAAGTGCTAGTGATGTTCTTCGTCACCAGTCTTACGAATTCCAAAACGCAACTATTCCAATCATCATCACTAAGGTTGAAGAGATGGCTAACAAAGGTCCTCGTGCCTTGGTTGACGTCGCTCAGGCTCGTATGAAGGCTGCAATGGGCCAGTTCAAACGTGAGTTTGAAAAGGCATTGGTTGCTGCATCATCTACAGTGTTGACAAACTTGTCTTCATTGAACGGTGTTGCTCAGGCTGCTAACGGCTTTTTCGAAAACAGTCTGTTTGGATCACAAACAAATACTATTGGTGGTATTGCTAAACAATCTTTTCCAGAAGACTTTCAACATCAATATGGTGCTGTACTTGCTATCACTGCTGGTGGTACTGAGACTATTGATGCTTTGACTGAAGTTTATGTCGATGCTCAACTCAGAACTCCTGATGGAAGTTCACCAAACTTGATCCTTTGCTCTCCTGATTTTTTCAAGAAGTACAAGGCTCAACTCTATAACAATCAACGTTTCGTTGATGCTGGAACCTTAGACGGTGGTGGAATGCAACTTGCTTTTCACGGTGCTGCTTTGATTCCTTCACCTGTTATGGTTACATTGAACGCTGGTCAACTAACAGATGCTTCGGGTGGTACTTCTGGGAACGCTCAATACATTGCTTCTTACATTCTGAATACTAAATACATTAAGTTGGTTTATGATTCTGACGGTGAGTTTGAAATGACAGACTTTATGGATGCGACAGGTTATGCCTCTCGTTATGCATACATCTTTTGTAGAATGCAGATGGTCGTAGATCACCTTGCTTCTCAAGGAATTATAACCATTGAACAAACACTATAGGAGGAATAAACAATGAGTAGTTCAGATTACATACAGAAAGTTTTCTCAGCAGATGAGATTGCTAGTTCGGTTGATTTAGGTCAATCAAGTACACAAGATTCAAACAGAAATCAAGTAGAGATTTTTGTTGCCTCAGAGAATATTGCCGCTGGTGACTTGGTCTCTTTGGATTTAGCAAGAGCAAACAACGGACTTCGTTTGTTGAGTGTTAAAGTTGCAGACGCTACAGATGCATGCCCCGTGGGTGTCGCTGTTACTGCTGCTACTGCTAATGATAAAGTAGAAATAGTTATCAAAGGTATTGTAGAAGAAGCAAAAACTAAAGGTGATGTTGTTAANATCGCTGTTGGTGATGGCTTGTACTGCAACACCGCTGGTAAGTTGCATGCCCAAAAGGTTGCTGAAGGTGGTTCTGCCACATTCAACACCAAGGCCCCTGCTGCTGTCGCTCTAGAAGCACAATCTGCTGATGGAACTTCACGTGTATACATTATCAAAAACTTCTAAGTTATTTTATATAATTTAGATTATAGAGGCGGGGACTTCGGTCCCCCCTTTCTTAAAACATTGAGGAGAAACAATAAATGAATTTTAAAGATATGAGAAATTACGTCAGTAATATACTTGATTATAATCCCGATGTGGATGTTTACCGTACTGAAGTAAACAATGTGCTTAACCAAGTTTACGTTACCCACTTTACTGAAAGACCTTGGGAATACGCACAGAGAGAATACGACATAGAGATCTTAGCAGATCAAAACTTTACAGGTAACGTATGGACGAGAGGGGTGAAAGTAAATCCTAATTCGTCACAAGGCACATATGGTCCGTTCATGACCTTTGAAGCCACATCCACTGTAGATAACATACAGGGAAATAAAGAATATAATGCTATTTCAAGATTTGATGTAGGTTCAGATTCCTACCTTGTTTTACAAGATCCAGTGTATCAACTTGACCAATATGCAATAACACAAGCAATGCCGAACAACGTTGGCACTGCAGCAATAAGTTTTAAAATGAAACACAGACACATCAACCTCCCACCTGATTGTATAGAAATACTTGGGGTTGGTTTAAGAGGACGTCAGTCTGGTTTCCGTCAGCCGTTCTTCAACGTAGCAAAATACGAAGATGAACACATGGGCTTAGATCTAGACGAGGTAGGCATTCCGACCAACTGGGTCGAAACTATGCCGATCACTTTGCCAAGTCCACGCAAGAAGCCTAAGTTGGTTTCTGGGACAAAGTCAAACAGAACAATCACAGCAGGTAACTATCAGGTTGCCTACACCTTTACAGTAGTCTCAACGACTGAACGTGGTCTTGTAGAGATAGAGTCATCACCAGTCTTTGGTGACGTCCAAGAGTTTCCAATCAATGTAAGTTTGGAAGTTGCAGACATAGAAATTACAGAAACATATGCCGCACAAATTCCAACCATAGTGTTCCGTGAATTACGTAAAAACATTTATATTAAAACACCAGATACCGCTCACTTTGTAAGAGCCTCTACGATCACTGTAGCACCAGAACAAGATAGTTCAAACACAGTCTTGGGTAACGGCATTGACTTTTCTATGCCTCTACGTTTTAATAACCAAACTAAATTACAAGAGAACGAAGGAACATACAAAACTATTAGACTGTATCCACGACAGGATTCAGATTACATTTGTAAGTTACGATATCACTATCGACCTAAGTTTTTGGCTGATGATCAGGACGCCCCTCAGATGCCTTCTGACGCACACTTGTTCCTTTGCTATGGTGCTATAGCAGAACTCTTCTACAAGCACTCTAACACCACACAGGGACGCTTGTATGAGGATAAAGCAAAGCGAGAGTTGATGAAGATTGAAAACAAATATCTTACACAAAAAGATAAGGCTCACATCAAAGGTGCTTACAGAACTTCTGATACTTTTTTTGGTAGACCTTTTATTAGAATTACAAGGGTACCATAATGAAGACAGATGCCAAACAACTATTACCAAAAATAGATGGTGTCTCTCAAACTATTCCTCAGAAACCAGAGGGAGCATCAGAGATAACCAACTTTACATCCTCACGTCTAATCAACGGCTGGGATAACAGGATAGGCATGGAGCCTATCTGGACGCAGTATGAAGGAGCAGGCAACTGGGGGACCTTTGCATCGTGTGTTAGAATTCATTCTGTTTTTTGTTGGTCAACTCACAAAGGTGCTAAGTCTTACCTGCTTTACGAAGAGCAACAAAAGGGTGCTACAGATGTTAGATCTTCTGTATCATTAAAATTCTTTTTATCAAACGGACCACAAGCAACAACCATCGACACAAACAGACAAGTCCCAGCGTCAGATATGGTTGGATCTTACTATGAGCCGTTTGGTAGATATCTAATTATTGTCAACGGACAAGATGAGTCTTACAAGTTTGATGGATATAAATTTGTTAAGTTAGGCTTCTCTACTTTGCCAAGTCCACCTAGACCTTGGGGAGTAAAGGTTGGTAACACATTGGACAATGCTGATGAGGATCTAACGATAATTCCAATGAGACGTTTCCCTCCACAGACTGGGACTGGTTTGGTAACAAACGATGTCTCCTCAACAGGAGAAGGGTTTCGTGATGACTTTAGATTTACAAAAGGTTTAGGATCTACCACTGACGGCAAGACTAACACCTATAAATACGTTGTAACTTTTGTTAAAGAAGATGGTTCAGAGTCTCAACCTTCTCCTCCTAGTGAACCAGTAACTTGGCTAGGTGATGCTACTGCTAGACGTCAAGGTGTATGGCTTGAAGATATACCAAGAGGCAATCAAGATGAAGGTATTGTAGCAAGAAGAGTTTATAGAACAAAGAACACAGGTGATAATAACTCAGCCGTTGGAACAGACTTGATGGTTGAAGATGAAGTATATTATTTTGTAACACAGATTGACAACAATGTTGATAGACATTTTTTTGATATCGTTCCAGACACTGGGTTGGGGGCGTTAGCACCCAGAGATGATCAAAGTGTTTTTATGCCTGCACGTCCGACTATGGCTGCAACGTTTAAGAATAGTCTTTTCATTAATGGGGGGGAGGGTGACGGTGGTACGCTCTTTTACTCTGTTGCTGGTAAGCCCTGTCAGTATCAAGCCTTAGATTATTTTTCTATTGGCTCTACTGACGGTGGTGAGATAACGGGATTAGAAAACTTTAATGATTGTCTTCTAGTATTTCGTGAAGAGGCTATTGATTTAGTTACAGGTAATCCCATTGATGGATTTAAATATGTGAATTTGATTAAAGGTCTTGGCTGTCCGTCACGTCATGGTGCTGTAAATGTTCCTAACGTTGGCTGTATGTTTATCAACAAAGATGGAGTGTATCTTTTGCAAGGCTCTGCTGGTACCAGTGGTTCTAACATAAACATTAAAAAAATCTCTGATGATATTGACGCACACATCTCTAGACTAAACGCACACCAACTATCAAAAGCCCAAGCAATCTATTCAAAGAAGTGGAAAGAAGTTCATTTCTACACCTGCATTGATGGTTCACAAGAAACTAATGTTGGACTAATCTTTCACTTGGATCACGCCGGCTGGTCATTTAGATCCTCTGACTTTAAAGTTAATGTTGCTACGACAAATGTTGAAGGTGAAATTATATTTGGTTCGTGGGATGGCTTCTCTCCAGCAGCACCAACAGTAAACCCAGATGAATGTGGACTTTACTTTGTGTCTGGTAAGAGATCAGGAGGAACAACCTTCAACCAAACGGCTGATGCTATCCAAGATCTACCAGCATTGACAAGTAAATTTGTTTCTATCGAACATGACTTTGGTTATGGACCACAGAAAAAAGCAATAAAATATTTATATCTATATGCACTGGGTGAAGGTGATAACACAATGCCAATAAAATATTATGCTGATAGAGATTACAAATCACCAATCACTTCTACAGCGTTAAAGTTTCAACCTCCTGAACTCAAAGATCTAGATGTCTATGGGACAGGTGTTTTTGATACAGCAGTGTGGGAGAGAAAAGACCTAATTACTTTACGATACGACATAGCAAATAAAAAACTTTCTTACTTTAGATTTGAATTTGAAACGAGCAATGATATACAACTAGTAGGATACTCTATGGAGTTCAACACTGATGGTATGAGAACAAGGGCTGGTAAAAAATAATGAAAATAATTTGGAGTGAGAACCAAGTAATGTATTGCTATGGTTATACAAGGAACAAACAAAATGCCTATTAAACCAAAACAAAGAGAACTTAGAGATAAGAATACTACTGAACCTAAAGACTTTGATCAAGAGTATGATTCCCTGAAGGGAATTATGAATGGAGGTCTTGATAGAGATAACTTACCAGTGGCTGGTATAGATGCTCAAAGATTTAGAAATAATACTTTCTGTAGTTATTATACAAAATATTTTAAATTAGATGAAGCAGTAGTTGGAAGTCCTATTAGTGAAAGATCTAATACAGGAAACTTTGATGATATACCTGCTCAGACTTATAATTCATATGCTGGTGGTTGGTATGAGAGTTCTAACTCTTTAATCATTCCTAATATAAAAGAAGGTATGTGTCAAGTAGAATTTAATTTTTATTATATAATGAATAAATTAGCACTTGCTGGTTTCTCTACTTCAGGAGCATCTCCTGCACCTTCTATTGTAAACGGTGATGTAGGTTTTTGTCAAGTCCAACTATTGCATAATGGAAACGTTATTGCTGATAGTGCTAAGATGGCTAGGAATTTACAGACTGTTCACATGTGTGCTTCTATCCCAGTACAAACAGGTCAATCAACATTTAGTATTGCTTGGAGATTTAATTCTAGAAAATTAAGCACTACCAACTGGCCGCTAAAACAAGGTTACTTCTACCTCACAGGTGGTAATCTTATGGTTATAAACTATTACAGGTAATTAAAAATGAGTACAATAAAAAATGATTCTTTTCAGAAATCTTATGGAAGTAAAATACTTGCATCAGAAGTCAATCAAAAATATATAGATGCTGAGACAGCATCAACTTCAATAGATAAAGATAACATCAGATCTGAAGGTGTTGATAGAGTAAACATTACAGGAACTCCAGTAGTAAAAGCAATGCAATACTCTTGGAATAATTACAGGAATGCAAGTGCAGGTGGTTTTGCTTACACGTTTTTTAATGATAGTTCTAGATCAGGAAGTCCAACTCAAGTTGGCATACATCAACTTGCTCACACAGGTACAGGTGGTTCATCTGTCTTGTATCTTACGTCTGATGGAACTAACTCAGGCACTCCTACCACACTGGCTCTAGGAGATTTATTAAGATTAAAATTTAGTTTTAATTTTTATTCAGATAATACTTTATTTGATTCTCAGAAGAGTGTAGTTCCTAGAACACAGTCTGCTGCGTTCATTATATTTCCTGCTTACAAAACTACATCAGGAGGTTCTTGGAATGCATTCCCTCATGGTATCGACTGGGGTCAATATGGATTCACTGATGGTCCTGTCTTCAACACAGGGACTGGAGTTGGCTCTACCTTTGCTGCTCCTTCTAGTGATAGTCCAGACACTACAGATAGAACCAGAGACGATGGGATCATTGTAGTAACTACAGATCATCTAGTCTCTTCTGATAATTCAACAGGCATTAAAGAGATACAAGCACACGGATGTTTAAATTTACCCATCAGAGGTTTCAATGCTTTTAATATTCACACCATAGGTTTCTGGATGATTGGACCTATGTACTTCCATGATACCGCACCGTTCTCTGGTGGAGGTAGAGGTTGGGAAACAATAACAACTAGTGGTGCTTCTTACATTGCTAGAGTTGAGCGTGGTAATTTCATGGCTCAAGTGCTACAAAAAGGGGAGGGCGTCGTTACATGAGTTATACTAAACCAAACACATTTGCTACAGGTGATGTTGTCGATGCTGCTAAGGCAGATGAGAACAATGAAGTCTTACGAAGATATATAAATACTTCTATCGCTGGTGGAGATATTGCAGCGGATACACTAGCACCAGAACATCTAATGAAGGGGACCTACAATGGGCTTCTAAACCAATACCAAATGATCTCAGGGTTAGTGGGTGGAAAGAACTATCTGTTGGCTCAGCGTCAAACTACGGGGATCTGTCACACTCCTTCAGGTATGGGTGTTCCTGAAGATCCAACGTATGTGTGGTTGTCTAATGGAGGAATTACTTTTTTCTTAGAAGAAGATGCTGATGTTTTATTTCAGTGGTATGCACAACCATACACAACTCCTTTAGATGGGAGCAAGTATAGAGCAGCAAGATTCTACATTGCTATTGATGACAATGTATTCTTTACAACTAGACAGAAGACTTGGGCAGAGGTAAAGTTGCCTTACAAGTCTAGAAACTACACATCAAATTTTCATATGGCAAAAAGTCTTTCGGCTGGATATCATACATTTGCTTTGAGAGGTTTCACTACAGAAGCATATTCTATGTTTGTGGCTTGGGGGTTTACCCTTGAAGCATTTTATAATTTACCAACATCAGCGAGCGATCCTCCTGATGTACCAGATGATCCGTCAGATCCATCGTTGCCAGATTAACAGGAGGAAACTACTATGGCTTTAACAGAAGAACAAAAGAACGCACTCGCAATGGGTGCACAAACAGCAGGGTATGGTGCGGCTATCGGTGCACCTATTGGTGGTCCTATAGGGGCTGGTATCGGTGCTGGAGTTGGATTCGTTGGAGGAGCAGCAGGTTCAATGTTGTTCGCAGAGGGAGAGACTGATTACGAAAAACAACGTCAAGAAGATATTGCTGAGTTGAAACGTCGTCAAGAGATGGGACTGCTTGGACTTACAGAAGAAGAGAGAGCAAATTTATCTGCTCAACTTATCGATCCTATTCGTGCTAACCAGAGACAACAACAACTACAAACCCTTGGTGCTATCACAGGCATGGGTGGTGGTCCTGCTGATGTTGCAAGGTTTGGCTTAGGACAAGAGCAACGTATAGCAGAACAAATGCAACCTGCTCTTACAGAGATTGCCCGTGCTGATCTTGCCAAGGCAAAGATGGAAGAAGAACGCTTGCTTGCTTTACAGAGAGAACAAGATGGTCAAATAAAACGAGAAGAGCAGATGCGTCAACAACAAATTATGCAAGGCATGGCTGTTGCTGGTAAATCTCTTATGGCATTCTCTGCTGCTGAAGGGCAGGCTGCTGCGGCTGCTGCCGAACAAAAGGCTCTGCTTAGAATTCTAGGTGGTGGTGAAGGAATCTCAGGGGAAGCAGCACAAGGTGCTGACGCATTATATAATTCTATCTATGGAACTTCTCTTACGGGAAAGTAGAAAGCCCTGCTGAACCACCGCAGGCTCAAACTCCTGTGGCTCCAGTAGGGCAAGAAGTCGTAGCGATACCTGATGTTGGACCTCCTGCCCCAGTCAGAGGTAGCGAGATTACGATGCCTGATGTAGCATTCAATCCGTTGATGGCTATACCTCAAACAGCCGAGGAGATTCAGAGAGAAAGAATTATAGAAAACATAGCAGTGCTAGATCTAGGTCTAGATGCTACTGATGAACAGTATGCCGAATACTCTAAGATGTTTGAAGGTGCTTCTATCAATGTGTTGATGGAGGCTCAGGGTAACAGAGAAAGAGAAGCAGTCTTGATGAATAGTCCTGACGGTGGGTATGAAATAGATTACCGCCAACCTATGGGCACACGCATGAAGATGCTTGACTTGACTGAAGAAGACATTAACGCCATAGGTGCTGAGTTAGGATTGGAAGGACAAGGCATTACTGAATTTAAAATGACCAAGAAAACAGAAGAGATTATGGAACAAAATAGACTAATTACAGAAGTAGAGCAGGAGTTTGCAAGATTAAAAATGCTTGACTTACCTGCTGCTGTTCAGACTATTGAAGCCCAACGTAAACTATTAAATGATTTAGTTGACGAATACGAAGAACTATACAAACAATACGAGGAGTACGACAATGAGTAGAGGTGTATCATATCTTGCCGCATATAGATTGGCAAAGAAAGAATCACAACAGATTGCTTACAAGCAGGCGTTGATGGAAATTAAAGACTTGGACGCTAGAGCAAGAGCATATGCTGGTGTGATAGAATCTTTGGACGATCAAATTTTAGAGTATAACAAACTAAAAGAAAAAGTTATTGCAGAACAAGATCCAAAAGTAAAGAACGAAATCTTACAGGCAGAGATTGCTTTGGCTCAAGTCAACGAACGTAACGCTGGTAACAAGGTTGCTGCTTACCGTTATGCTGATGAAAGGTTTGATGCTCCATCACGTACCGACGCACAGATTGCTAATTTTTCTGGTGATAGACAATCTTCTTACACAACCAATGTCTCAACTCTAATGAATAAAGTAAAGGCTACTCATGGCTCTGTGTTCTCAGGATTGACAACAGAACAACAACAAGATGCTGCTATTAAATTATACGATGCTATCATAACAGAAGGTAACGCTGCTCGTAGAGGTTCAGGTCTTTCAGGTTATACTGCTGCTGATGATGAAAATATTAGAACAGCATTAGCACAGATGGCTGGGCAAACAGAACCCGCATATGTATCCCGTGCCTCTCATCGTGATTCCAAAGAAGATTACATTGATGGCGTGTTGGGAGAAGCCGTTGGTTCTACTAGACGTCTACGTTCTGCTATCGATACAGCCTCACAAGCAGGTGTAGTAACAGCAGATACATTAGACACAGTCCTTACAGAAGTTGCTATTGCTGCGGCAGCAGATGGCTTTGATGATGGTGATCAGTCTTTGTTGAACTCTGGTCTCGCATCACTCTATGGACCCACAAGTGCTATTGAGTTTACAGGTGTGGATGGCAAGAAAAAGAAAATTAAATTTAACGATGCTACTGAAGAACAAAAGGAATTATACTTTAAAGAAAATAATATTCCTTCAACTATTGATGAATTATTTGCACGTAGATCTATTGCCTCTGATCCAAGAGTTATCCGTTCAAAGAGAACAGGAGATCAACTTACAGAGATCAAGACAGAAGTAGCAGGATTACAAGCAAGACGCTCTAGAGCAATCTCACAGGAGTTAGGTGCACAGGCAGAAGTTCGTGATAGAAAGAACCCAGAGAACTTGAGAGAACGCCAAGCAGAACTCTTTGGTCAAACCCTAACAGACAGAGAACAACGTAGGCAACTAACACCAGAGCAAATGCGTAGAGTTGCTGGCCTAGAAGAAGGTGCTACAACAGCCGCTGAAGAACAGATGTCTGCAAAAGAAGAGGAGTTGGCTGCTGCTCGTATGGCTGAGAGCATGACACCAGCACAGATTAATTCTTATCGTGCTATGGCTGCTGCCGTTCAAGCACAACGAGATGAACGTGAGATTGAAATGAATGAATTACAAGAAGATGTGTACGCTGCTATGAGTGAGCAAATTAAATTTGGTAATATATCATCACAAGATGTCTATGCAAAAGCACAACAACTTGGAACTCAAATGGGTGGACTTGCTGATAGCCAAAGAGACTTTGCTCAAACAGTAGCATCAAGAATTTACCTTGATATGTATAATGATCTAGAAGCAAGTATGCCTGCAAAAGCACAAGAAGTTTTAGATGAAGAGTTTCCTGATACTAAGAAAGATAGAAGAAAGTTTAACATGAAACAACTTACAGATTCACCACCAGATGGGGCACCAATAAATTAAATAAAGGAGAACATTATGCCAATACCTGATACCGCACCAAGTTATATTCCAGCGGAAAAAAGAACCATGTATAATCTTTATGTTGCCGAGGGCAGAGAAGATTACATTCTAGAATTAGAAGAGCAATATGCTCCCAAGCCTGAACCAGAGATAGAAGAACTACCCGAAGAATTCCAGATAATTAACGAAAGAAACATCTTTGATTCGTCACAGGTAGGTAAGCCTACCCCTAAGCCTCAGGGACGTGATCCGTTCTCATCCTTTGCAAATACGCCAGAGAAAAGAGCAGAGTTGAAACGCACCGAAGATGCTCGTATGTTGATAGGTTCTGGTACACTAGAACAAAGAGCCATCGATGATAGCGAGAAGTTCAAAGCACAACAACAAGAGCAAGCACTCAACAAACTTCTTACAGGTAATCCAGAAACTTTTTATGACAAAGTTATTGCTGCTGGTGTTGTAGATCCTGCACTCAAACCAGCATTAAAG